AGAAACCACACCGTTCGTAACGTAGTCCGCAATGTATATTTCACCAGCACCAGCTAAAGGGTCAAAGTTTGTAGGGTCACCAACAGCACTGAACAAGAGCCTTCCATCAGGGTATCCAAGGAACAACCTGTTCTTAAACTCGAGTATGTGTGTTGCGTAGAATCCTGGTGTGGACTCGTCAGGCAAGTTTACGTGATCAATAGGTACGAGGGTGTCTCCGCTAATGTAATGAGGTCTGTTGACTCCACTTGCGAAGAACGTAACCCGTTCCCTTTGTAAGCCTGTGAGTTCATCAAACTGTCCAATGGTGAACCTGTACTTGCCACCATTATCTAATGTCCCGATCAAAGGAGACCATCCACCTGCTGTGCTCTTGTACATCAAAGCTGAGGTAGCTAGTGCACTGTCTCTAACTGCATAGACCACACCATCCATCACGTGTACACCACGGACAGGGTTACTACCTGGAACCGGACTAATCAAAACTCTTTGTGCTTCCCGGTCTGTATCGTTTACCTGGAACGTGTAGTAGTCTGGTGAACTGTACGGAAGGTTAGGTATGGTAAAAGGCTCAACGTGTCGTATGGCATCTTTAGATAGTCGCACACAATCAATGTAGCCTTCGAACCCTGTGCCTGTTCCTAAGTAACCTATCCTGAGGTTGCTAGAGTTTGCCAGAGGTGTAGCTATGAAGGTATCAACCAAGGACCCGTTCACATACAAAGTCCACGTATGCAACTCGTCATGAGTTAGCTCTACGTGTGACCAAGTGTTGATCGAGAGTGTGCTCCCGAACGTCTTAGTTAGATCATAGGTAATACCTGTGCTGCTCACACTTAGCACAAGTTGGCCTGCGTTCATCTCAAGTTTGTACGAGAGAGACTTCTCAAGTATCGAACGCACACCAGAGACAGACGTAGGACGTAACCACAAGCTGATTGCAAAGCGCTCAGCCTCAGGGTTGAATGAGTTAGCGTTAGGAACACTCATGTAGTCCGTAGCCTCAAACTTGAGAGATGCCGTGAGTAGATTAGGGAAACCTGCGTCTATACTCACACCTGCATTAGTGACCACGTGCATACTTCGGCTCTTGTCATTGAGAGAGTCACCTTCGATAAGCAACACAGTCTCGTTGTCGTTACCATAGTCCGTGATGAACTCTACAGGCACATTAGAGGCTAGAGTCTTACCATCGAAAACCTCGTATCCAGGGACACTTGAGTACCCATGATACACACCGTCAACCTCTTGATAGTTCTGGCAGTCGATAAGCTCACCACCACGTAACTCGATCTGAGCTACATCTTCCTTGACACCACCACTCATGATGTGGACCTTGGTCCGAGTGTCTCTAATACGAGATCGTTTGGTTCTCATAAGTACCTCTTACGTTACGCTAAAGGTCTGAATTGCATCTTCTTCTGGGGAATCTCAGATCGTTTCATCTGCCCCATCATTACGTCAGCATTCGTTAAGTTCTTGTCTTCAATCTCGGGGTTGCCTAGCCACGAACCAAAGTCAGCAGAAGCTATATAAGCGATAAGCATGTGGAATCTTGTAGGAAGCAAAGGTGTGTCCAAGTTAGCCACAAGGTCTTTAGGCACCTTGAGGTATCTCGAGGTCAGTGTGTAAGGACCATCAAGTGCATTCACTACAAGCTCGTTAGTCTCAGGTACAACTGTGTACTTCGCGGGTCTGCCTGGAACACTCCAATCCTGCACAAGGTAGTCTTCGTAATCTACATACTGCAAATCTGTGCGGTCCCAGATAACTCTCTTCCACTTGGACACGTTGGCATTAGCTGTGGATACTGTCAAGTCATCCAAGGATAACGTGAGTGTGCCTTGCATGAACTTCCAATCCTCACTCGCTAGTTGAATCTTGAGGTTGGCCTGTCGTACAAACGTGAGAAGAGTCGCTTGAATATCTTTAAGGTTAGCTACTGAGGATAAATCCCCCTGCAAACCTGTGAGTTCATTGACTTCTTTCATTAGATCAATAAGGGTCATACGTACTCCATATACAAGAAAACCCCCAAGGCTTACGCACAAGGGGGGTTCATTCTCGTTACCTAGGATTAACTAAGGATTACGGGGTGTAAGCGTTCTTGGTACACAGGAGCAGAGCACATGCTTCCGGCATGATGACCTTACGACCATACAGCAGGAGTGTACGCCACCGCTCACCGAACTGATCCGGATCGGGCAGAGTCTCTGTCTTGTTGACCTGAGATGCAAAAGTGATAGCATCCTTCACACCAGCCAGTACCGAGAAGGTCTCAACGGTATCAGCAGTGATCGACTCAGTTACATGGTACACCTGATTGCTCTGGTAAACCTTGAACCGATCAATCTGACCGATGAGTCCTGTACGAATTACACCAGTGTCGTCGCCAGTGATGTCAACACGCTTCAGATCGCCTTTCTTCAGGAGGTTGGCGTACCAAGCGGGAATGACGATCCAGCGGTTCTCATCGGGGATGTTAGCCTCATCTAGTACGGTGCCAAGGTCTGCGATCAACTCAACAGCATTGTCCTTGGTAACAATAACAGGAGCACCAGCAGCACCCAAGTTGTAACCACCAGAGATTTTACCAGCGGTCAGACCTTTGTTACTAGCGTGTACCTGACCGGGAACGTAAGCCAAGATGCGCCGGTCAGTGTCCAGTTTCAGGGACAGGGCGGCACGCTCAGCGAACAACTCCATAAGGCCAAGGTCAGACTGCATTTTGTCGACCTCATCAACAGTGAAGGCCTTGTAGTATGCCTGATCAATCAGGAGGCTACGAGCGTTCTCAGTCGGACGAGTGTAGACAATCGGAGTACCTACGCTGTATTCGGAAACATCACCAGCTACCGGGGTCGGGGCAACACGTACATATACGGTATCACCTTTACCGGAAATTTCACCTTCATCATACTGTTATTACGTGCTTTTTAATATGCACGTACTCACGATTCTCTTTCTCGTGAGATCAGACTATATCATCACCCTTGTTGTCAAGGGGTTGTGCGCTCGTGGGATAGTAGAACCTTTGTTTGTACTGCATACTAGGTGTGATAAACGGGTGTATAAGCTCATGAAACTTTCGACCTTCTTTGTGGAAGCACCTGATTGAATAAGTGCCTTTTCCATCTTTGTATGTCGTGAACTTTATACCCCATGTTTTAAGAAAGTAATCACAAATGTCTTGAGCAATCTCTTGAGTAGTACAAGTGTGGATTTGTGTCCTTGCTGATCTAACAGAACCATCAGACCATCTGTTGTTAGCAACTATTGAGCCATCATCCATATACCAGATAGCTAATGCTTCTGGAGTAAGACACCTGAGTACTTCTTGTGAATACTTATTTGGGTACATCATATTCCGTAAGATACGAAAGTAGTTATCTGCTCTCTCACATCTATATTGAACGAAAGATTTTCCATCAGGCCACTTATGTACATACCTATTGACAATCACTTCCTTACCCCCTAGTAAGGACTGAAGAAGTCTAGCCTTATACTCCAAGTATTCCTTTTGTTTTTCAGAGTGACACAGCTTTAAGGAGCATGTGTTACTTCTATGATCCTTCCTTATGTACCCATCACCTAGTACAAGCGCTACTAATAACGCTTTCTTTCTTTTCTCCATACGACCTCCTGGCCTAGAGTAACTTTCAACTATCCTAGTCGTTGAACCTTCCGCTTACTGCACGGCTTGGCTGCTGATTCCCATCTCAGGGTTCCAGCAATTCACACAATTTAATCGAGAGGATCACTCCTCAAGTGACCAATAAGGTTTAGTCAGTGTTACAAATCTCGTTCATGACTGTACTTTCGGTGTACAGCCGCATAACCTTGGAACTGAAGATAATCGGAGCGTACTTTACGGCACCCGAAGAGGGATAAGTTGCATTATAAGCCATTGTTTACCTCATATAAAATGTCGAAGGTTCGACAAATCTACTTGTTTATGATCTTGCCGCTGAGGTAAGCCTTCTCGATACGTTCGTCAATAGCTCTCTTCTCTGACGCACGACCTTTGAACTTACCACGAGCTACATCAATCTCATGTTGCCTAATGAAAGAAACCGTGATGGAATCGTCAGTAGGCTTAGTGACCTCTGTAGAAGAACTCCGTTGCACAGGACCCGTTCGACTTGCGATAGTATCCTTACGCGGAGGTGGAACCACAGCTTGCGCTTTAAGCTCCTTGAAACTGTTGAAGAAAGATGCCACACGTTCTACATCAGAAATTCGTTGTGCAGCCTGTAGCCTTACCAATCGCTTGACACCAGTTGCGTCCTCTTGGTCTAGCCAGTTGAGGAACTCTGGATCGGTATTCATCATCCGACACTCGGGGACAAACGACTCAAGGGCTACGATGAAATCCTCATAGGCTTGACGCTCGGTCGACACAATCCTTTCTTTTGACTTTACTTGCTCAGACTCCAGAAGTTTAGTCTCGAGCTTCTGAGCTTTCTCGTGGGCACTCTTCACAGCTTTCTTGATTGCCTCAGATGCCTCTTCTCCTATGATACTTACGACCTCAGGTCCAAACAAGTCATCAACCTCGGATGCAGTTGGTGCTTCCTTGATCTGTGTCTTGATCTGTTCCGTGAGGTTCAAGATATTCCCTTGCAGGGTCTTGACTTCCATACGTAGTTCATAGATAGTTGCATCGGTCTTGGACTTGTACTTTCCAAATCGAAACTCAGACTCGAGTGCCCGACTCTTCCAATACTCAAGGTCCTGCTTAACTTCATCCTTCCGTGCATCTTGTTCAGCGGTTACATCAGGATTCTCTAAGAACGGCTCCTTAGGTTCACCATCAGTAGACTGTGTAGGATCGACCAGCGTGTCGCTAGTGCTTGATGCGGTGTCCCCTTCTGCGGCAAGTTGCATCAGTCTTGCTTCCTCCTCACGGATGGACTCAAGACGACGAGATTTAGGTGTACTCATGTTCCTCCAAATATGGGGCTGATGAGTGCCTTGGCGGTTCAGCGTAAGTCTTTTGCATGGTTACCAAGGATTCCGTGGTCCTCGGTAGATAACAAAGTAGGCTCCCGGCTGAGGCTAGGCTCTGCGGTTAAGGTTTGATAAGAGCGTCCAGGTAATCCACGGCAGCAGAGAAGCCTTGAATATACCTCACGTCATCCTTAGACTGTTTCAGCTTTATGACAAGCTGTTTATCAAGGGAAGCAAGGACCTCACGTACCATCGTAAGGTCCTGCGCCTTCAATCGCTTTGTGATCTCGGGGTCGATTTTGAATGTCATACTTGACTCTCGCCTCTATTATATCTTAAGGTTGCTCAACTTTCACTGATGGTTCCTTCTGAGATTTAGCTAAGTCAGTCGCCATCTTACGTGTTTCGATTGAGTCTTTAGCTGCAAGTTCCTGTGCTTTCGCTTGCTCTTCCTTAAGGAGTTTGTTCATGGCAAGACGCTCGGTCTGGTCAATCTGCACTGCCTTAAGTTGATTCGTTTGCTGAGCAAGGCCACCCTTCACTTGTAACTCTTTGTCCTTCAATGCCAGAGTCTCGGAGTGCATTTGCTTCTGACCTTCGATCTGGATAGAGGTTGCTTGGAGAGACCTCTGTTGCTTCTGCTCTTCGAGTTGTATCTGCTGTTGCTGAGCTTGCTCTTGTGCAACCTGATCTTCCTGCTCTTTGATCTTGACCATAAGTCGACTCGGGACAATATCCTCGGGGAAATTCGCAGTCTTGAATACCTTACGTAGCATATCTGCTCTGCCAACGCGACCTATGATTGCCATGTCTACCTGATTCATGGTAGCCTTCAGTAACTCACGCTGTACCTCTTGCTCAGCAGCTTTCAATGTGATAGCTTCTGCTGCGTACACGACCACGTTTATATCTCCGTGATAGTTCATCAGTTCACCATCTTCCTCAGCCTTGAGCAGTCTCAGGTAAAACTGATACTCAGCACGGGGAGTGATCACACCCTCGCTGATGTTCTTGATAGCACTCTTGATCCCCTTAGAAGCAGACTCCATAAGAATGCTGAGGCCACCCATAGTTTGACCCGCGCCACCCACTTGCTCGTTGCCATACGAATACCTCGGAATACCTGTGACATCATCTGCCTTCATCTCGAACTTGTCATAGACACCCAAGAGTTCTTGAGCATTGCTCGGGATGGAGAACCACTCGATAGGCCTTCCGCCATTACCTTGCGGATCGCTATTGAACTGCCAAATGCGAAGCGGCCTTTGCTCTTCGATAGGCCCGTCATCTGCAAGCCTGTCCACAAGCACAGCACACTGAGGACCAGCGGAAAGACCCATGTTGTCGGCTAAGGCACGGGCAGCGCCATTACACATACGTTGGATGTCACGCATACTCATAGGCATACTCTTGCCCCAGATAGAGCCGGTACGTTTGTTGTATGAGGCACAATAATAAGGGCGTCGACCTAAGGGGTCTTTGTTGACAGAGCACTTGATAATCGTGTGATCTACCATGATCACCTCGATCTCTACCTCGTCCCAATCCTCAAGATCAACAAGGTCCATAGGGTTAGCACCCCAATCATGTAGCATCTTCACACTCGCGGTTCCCCAGAAGTGGAGACCGTGGTAGATGCCAGCGTTAGCATAGGTCTGACTTCCGCGCTTCTCAGCTTTCGCCTTAAGCTCTTCGATGTTGCTACCGAAACCAAAGGAGTCCTTTGGCGTGCTCTCGAGTACCTTAATGATATTCTCTTTCTTGTAACAATCGTTATCCAAATGGGCAAGGTCACTCAGGTCCTTACGTGTGAGGCGGATGTGCTCAATGAAGTTACCATCGTACACAGACTCAGCACTAGGGCTTGGGTATACATCGAAAGGACTAACACGCTTGTTCAGGAACACTGTCTCTCGTACTTCCTTTGGCTTACCACCTTCATACGTGAGTCGCTTCTTTGTAGTGACAATCGGACCCTTCATGAAAGCCGTAGGGAATACAAGGAAGTCGTTAATGAACTCGCTAAAGGCCAAGTCCCAACCGCCCTGCTTCAGGTCGTCAAGGACTTTACTCTGGATAACAGAACACTGCTGTCGTGCTACCTTATTGATCTCAGCAGTGATGGCTTCCTCAATGTCACGCTTCAGTTCATTAACCTCACGTAGCTCAGTGGAAGCACTTAATGCACTAGGCTTTTGCGGTGGAGCTTGAACAGGTTGACCATCTGGCCCTACCTGAGGCTCTTGCTTCTGAGTAGCCTGTGCAAACCTCTCTCGAATTGACTGGACTACCTGCTCTTGATCCTTCTCGAAGGACTCACGAATAGTGCTAGCAAGCTCCTCAGGAAGATGCTCAACAGGAGATGGTCGGAACTCCATTGGGAAAGCGTTGGCAGGCATGAGGATGTCCTTGATCCACGATACACCTGCTCTTGCTTTAGTAGCCGTGAGGTTCATGAAGATTTGCGAACGGTTAGTCATCTGAGCTAACTCTTCTGGTAGGTACTCCCCGTTAGCCTGGAACACCGAGTGGATCATCTCACGATCAATTCCAGCTTGGTCTCTTGCGTTCTTGTTCTCCTCGAAGGCACGAATGATGTGACCCTCCAGGCTTGAGTACAGTCGCTCTTGCTCTGCCTCTTCCTTGAGGAGTTCGAGGTCCATACTCTCGAGTTGTTCCTCTACAATTTCTGAGATACCCTTCACTTGAATGCCAGGAACCCCTAGCCTTCCTTCAGTCTTATCCTCAGTTTCTTTCACATCAGCACCTCACACAGGAATGTCGAACCTTCGACAAATTTGAGTTATAAGTGGAGCCCGGTGGAGGACTTGAACCCCCGTACCTGGATTACAAAACCAGTGTCCTACCACTGAACGAACCGGGCAATAAAGATGGTAACCCCGACAGGATTTGAACCTGCGTACCGTGGGAGAAAGCCACGTATCTGAGACCACTCGATTACAGGGTCACACTACCTACTGTCTTATATCTATATGTAAAAGCCAGAGGTCTTAACCACTTGTCTAGCTCTAGCCTTCATGTTGCCACCACTGATATGAGCATAGGCCTCATCACCAAACGTCAAAGCAATAGCATCAGGAATGTCTGGAGACTTCTGCCCTTGTCTCTTCAGGTCCTTCTTCGAGGTGAGCATGAGTTGCATCCTTTGGTTATAGCCATAGGTCATACCTACGAGTTGGTCACGAAGCTCAGGCATGTACGGGATAGATGCTCCGGTCATGAGCCAGTTCTTCATCTCGCCCCATAGCTGACTTCTCACGTTGTAATACTCTAATGGTTTCGCTGACTTGTTACTGGAGACAATAGCCTTCACTGGCATACCTAAGACCTTACATCTATCATATACACCGGCACCAATACCAATGGCGTCTATGTAAACCATGAGCCCCCTCCACTTGTTCTGGTACTCAAGTAAAGCACCAGCTACCTCTTGGGTATCCTGGTTCTTGATACGTGTGATGTTCAGGATACGTGGGCCTTGCCTAGCAACGAACACGGTCTCGTCATCACCAAACCTTGCGATGTCCGCTCCGATCTTCACAGGGTAGTCTTGGTAATACCCTGGCTCAAGCTGGTTAGCCATAGCGTTATCAACGATCAAGGCAGAGATGAACTGCGTGTCGGTAGCTCTTGGGAACTGCCCAAGCACACCTATGCGATACTGATCAGAGTCCTCACCGTACTGCTCGATAACCTCTTGAATCCACTTCTCGCTAATGTGGGGACAATCGAAAGCACTAAAGTAGATCGTGGACCATACCGTGTTGTCGTCCCTATGGAAGATTTCATAGAAGCGACCTGAGCTTCGTGTGGGGTTGCTAGTGAGTACGAAGCGTCCACCGTTACCAGTACTCAAGGTACGCTGGAGAACGTCGAAGGTAGAGTCATCAATACCAGAAGCTTCATCAGCAAGGATAATGTAGTTAGTTGAGTGACCACCTTGGAGTGACTCTTTGTTATCGGCTGAGGCAGTAACAAGGTTAGCCATCTGGACTCTAGTGTTCATCGTTAGCTGGACTCTTTCTCGAGTCACATCAAACATATCCGCTATGGTCCTAGGCATCTTACCTTTCCACTTCATAAGCTCAGCATAGTAAACACGCTGGAGTTGTTGAGCACTAGGACTTGTCACGAGTACACGACAGTCATCTTGAGTAAGCAGGAGAAGGAACGTGAGCCATGCTAAGGTAGTGGTATTATGAGTGGGAATAAAGTTCTCACAAATATACAGACGATCTTTACTATCTACCTCAATACAAGTTGCCTCATGTTCTCCTATATATTCCACTGACTCAATGTACACTCTCGAGCTGTGCACTTTGACGCACCTACGCTGTTCTTTTCTTTTGATCTTGAACAAAGGCTCTTTACTATTAAACTGAAACTGAATGCAGTAACAATCAGAGTGAGTAGTCTTCTTAAGAGACCAACCCTTAGTTGTTCCTCCTAACGAACGAATTAGGTAGATAAAATCGTCTCTTAGTCTGCTAGAAACTGTATAATATGTCAAGCGCCCTTTTGCGTCTATAGTTCCGTCTGTATCCATAAGACCTCTGAGAAGCTCCATACGAACTTCAATAGAGTTCTCCAAGTAAATACTAGGGATGTACTTATCATGAGAGCCACAAGAGTGTGCTATCCCATCTATCTTCTTCAGGTCAGTTACTAATCCATACGCTGTCTTTGTTTGACTGTTTGTAATAGTGTACGTGTAGCCTAGGTTATCCCATACTTCCTGATCTACATTAGTTACAGAACCAAAGTTCCTCGTTCCGTCACCAAGCCACACCCCCATCGCGTAGGGGGCCACAGGAACAAACTTTTCTGCCTTGTGTACAGGGCCTATGTTAGGCAAATAGTATTTCAGTCGTCTTCCTTTTGGGTTTCTCTCTGTGGCTTCCGTTTCTACATAGATTCCTCTATCCAAAATCTCCTCTAAAGATAAAGTTGTGAACCCTGTGTGAGAGTGATAACTTGATACTGTCCAGAGATGCTCTAATCCTGAGTCCACATGAGTACCGTTATCGAAGTAAACACGGTAGATATGCTGCTTTCCTTGCGGATACACACCTGTTACCTTAGACTCTCCTGAGTACGTGTTGCAAATAGAGTCTCCTATCTTAAAATCACCTATTTTCTTTAGTCCCTCAGGGGTATGGATTTTCTCGTAGTTGCATAGGAACTTGCCTGCTCCTGTACAACTCGAGACAGCCACACGACAATAAGGCTTCCATACCTCCATGATCAAACCCTTCTGTTGGTTCGTGGGCTCTACACCGAATAGCTCACGTACACCTGTGATAGGGTCCTGAGACCACCTAAAGAGGAAGTCGGCTAAGGTCTCACTCTTCGATGCTGTCATAAGTTTCCTCCATAATACTAGGGTCTACGTATGTGCCACTCTTGGTAAGTTCAAGCTGGACTACTGGTTCCTCAGGTACAGCTAAAGCTTGCTGTCTCTGAAGCATGATCTCGAAGGAGTCATCCAAGGAGAACCTTGTGTCGACCTCGGACTTGTCAATGAACACTCCCTCTGTACGACCTAAGTCAGTCAGGAGCTTAGCTATAGTAGGTGCGTTCTTAGGATCATCCTGGTTCCTGAGATGGGTGATGGTCCTCATGAGTTCTGCCTGGATAGTTACCTTAGACACTTTGAGATCGTCCACGTACTTGACCTGGAGTTCTCTCATGTAGTCTCTAAGGTTTGGCTTGGTCTTGAGATACGTTACCCTAAGCTCGAGGAGGCGATTGTACTCAGCTACACCCATGCTCTTAGATAGGCCTATGTCAAGACCTGAATCCTTTAGAGCTTCTTTGGCGTTGCCCTCGTACACCAGGAGGTAGCAAAAGGATTGCTCTTCCTCAGTTAAGATAGGGGAGTCTGCCTCGGATAGGAGTTGGACAAACTTACGATTGACCTGAGAGTCCAGGGCTTTCGTAGGTGCCCATGAGTACTTCCTACCGGCTAGGTCCATAGCTTGTGACTCAATGAGTTTCTTGGTCTCGACACTAGCGAAGAGGGTCTTGGCTAAGCTCGTGATGAAAGTCTTGACAGTTTGCTCAGTGACACCAAGCTCCTCTGCCATTTCTGTGTAGCTCTTGTTATCCAAGAACCCTGATATGAGATACCACTCGTTTCCAGGGATACCTCTTGCGCCTTTCTTAGTACGGACTTTTGTCGAACCTTCGACATTTCTAGGTGTCGAAATGACATTCTCGGGGACTACTTTCTTGGGGCGTGCCAATGGAGTTACCTCACTCGATCCTGAGCTACTTGTATAGACTCAGGAACGCTCTAGTAGAAACACAAAAACCACTAGCCTGAGTAGACCAATGGCATTAATTACGGAATCGTTATAGTCTATATCTCTGGTGTGCTTAAGCCCACCCCGGTCAAAACCTTTGTAATTCCTTTGTATTACACCACTGGACTTTGGAGTGCATTTGAAAACGTGGGAGTTACAAGGGGATAGGTCAGTGGGAAATACGTGTGTAGTAGCGGGGGGAGTGACCACCCCGCGCGTGACAGGGGGGTATCCCGCGCATCCTACGATTTACGAATGATTCCAATTAAGACCCCACCCGGTTGAAATCATTTGAGATTTTCATTTGGGGTACGTGGGAAGAGCGCATGAATGACGGGTGAATAGCTAGGGGTTATAC